GACGGTAAAGTTACATGTGAATGGATTATTAAAACTGAAATCATTGACGAAGATGGTGAAGTTGAGTCCGGTCTGTTTACATTATATGACTGGAAAGGTTCAAGACCTTATAGTGATAATGAATTATGGACTATTAATGTAGGTGGGCATTCACAACAAGATTACTTTAATCTGTTAGATGCTAGAGATATCGCAGAGAAAACTGATTTCTTATATGCCTACGAGGGCGATGGTAAACTATGTAATGATCAACATAGCTTATCATTATTAAACATGTGTAGAGATGAAGCAAAGGAGGCATAATGAGCGTAATGCATTTTGAACATATAGCAACGAGGATTCCATTGAATGTACAATTAACATTCATAGAGTCTATATTATATAAACTAGGGTTTAAGGATAGAATTATTGACAGAGTAATGTCAAAGAATGCTATTTCTGAGCTCGACTATTTTTACGATGGAGTGACTAATGGCAGATAACAAAAAATTATCATTTAAGGAAATAAGAGCATTCTTACTTGAAGAAAAGAAAAAGTATGACGAAGAAAAAGAGTTTAAAGCAACTGTAAAAAAAGTTTATAGTAGGCCAAAAAACTATTATAATAAACTATCAGCATCTATGAAGAAAAGTGCTCACCTTAATTCAGGTGGTTTAGATTTACATAAAGATGAAAACAGACATTATTCAAAAGAGAATACAGAACGATGGTTAGGTTCAACATCATACATGGAAACTTATAATGCTATGAAGGAGCAAGACTCATGGGATTAATTATAGAATTACTAACTATATTAGGTGGTTGTTTATTTACAGCAACCGTATGTTACGGAGTATGGTTGTGGGTAAAATAAGACAATGGTTTAGAGAATGGTTTGATAGACAAATAGAAAAATCTTTTCAGCGTCAAGCCAATAAGTTTAATATTAATTATGACAAAGAAGGAAACAAAAGAGTCTGAATTAAGGACTCTACAAAAACAAGCTTGGGATAGAGCAATGAATAATTCTAAACCTAATGCTGGAACTCCCCATGACTGGGAAGATTACGAAAAAATAAAAAAGGAGAAAAAAGATGGGTGAACACAGAGATGTTGTGATCAGACAAGCTAAGTTATTATTAGCTGAAGAATGGGCGAAAGGAGTAAAATCATTACATTCTTTCGATACACGTAAATGTACTATGGCATATGATACTCATACTGAAGATGGAAGTGTTATAGATACAGAATATAATGATGGCCGTATAGAAAGAACTAAAGACGGTAAAGTAATCAGAACATTTGGAGAAGCACAACTTCAAGGAGATGATCTTATTTCTCAATGGGAAAGATTTGGGCCAAGTGTAGAAATTGATATTTAATGAAATTAACTATTTACATTTACTCAAAACTGTGGTATAATATATAATATTATGATGAGGAACTATTTATGGGTATGACAAGTTTTTACATGGGATCACTAAGATATGGTCCGACAGGAAAAAGAAGAAAGAATCACTTTGCTAATGCATCAAAGAAAAAACCAATCACAGGTTTTAAGAAACATATACCTGAAAAATCTCAACTAGATATATTGAGAGAAGAACAGGCCAAACAATATAAATCATTAATGGAAGAAGCTATGAAAGATGGTACATGGATATCTCAATCAGGCGACACAGCTAGAAAAGAGAATATGAAATATACAGGTACATTAGTAAAAGGTATTGCAACTATGCATAAGAGTAATGCAGTACCTGTTATCAGCCAACAAGAAGCTGAAGATATATCAAAAATGAGGAGAGGCTAATGGCAAAATTCTTTGACATGATTCTAGGAATATTTAAATGGACTATGATATTTTCTATATGGGTTATGATATTATTAACAGTTTTAGTTTTATTTGGAGAGGTAAATATATGAAAAGAAGTAGTATTGATTGGGGCAAAGCATCAATTTGGATTATTATAATTGCAAGTTGTTTAGGATTTTATGCATTTTTATTTTATATGGAATGGATAGAAGAATTCTTTGGATTTATTCTTATGTGTGTAATGGGTTACTTTGCATATATGAGTAGTGTATTGGTAGATGAACAAAAAAGAGCTAGGAGAAAAGATGACTAGATTTGAAAAAAGATATACATACGATTATATCTCTACATATCTTAGAGATGATTTACAAGCTGACGTTTTTAAAAGGTCAGATGGTGTATACGGAATAGAAATGTATAAGAAGGGTACATTACTCAAAAGAGAACCGTATGAAGGAAAAAGCGAAGCGTGGGCACAGTCCGCGGCAGAGAATTATGTTGATGGAATTAAAGTTTTATAATATGGAGGGACCGGTGATCATCAACTCCTTTTCATCAACCACTGGTCCCCATATTTTTAAGGAGTACTATGGCTAGAAAAAGAGGAGCTACGTTAGAAGATAAGTATTTAGGACAGGAACCACTGTATGACGAAAACAGTGAGTTTACTAATGCTGAATACTCAAGAGCGAATAATTGGTATAATTATTTTTATAAGAATAAAGATTACTTACCTACAGTATATCAATTTGCTGAAGATGTGATGGGATATGATAAAAAGAAAATATCTGTATTACGTAAACTAAAAGATTGGAAAATGATGAAAATCCATAAACCAATTAAGTTATATTATCGTGGATGGAAATTTGATGATGAAGCTATCCAAAGATTTAAAGATGCTATTAATGAAGCCTATAAAGAAGGTTTAAAAATTAAAAAAGAAGTAGAAGAACAGAAAAAGAATGTAGTTGTAATAACACCAGCTGAAAGAACAAGACGAAAAGTTGTTGATACTATATGGCATGACTGGGATAGTATTATCGTAGAAGGTTGGTTTGAAGGTGATTACACACAAAAGTTTGGTGCTTACAATAGATTTAAAATGCATGGTCTTAAAGGTAATGCAGTTAATATATTTAAGTCTATGTTAGATGAAGAGTACCAAAATATAAAAGAAGCATACGAAAAAACATGTGAGCAATGTGTAGAGGCTTATTCACATATTACTAAAGGGAATAAGAAAAAGATAATGACTCAATTCGAAAAAACATTCGAAGATTTAGAGAAATTAAAATTATCATTTAAATCATCAAGAGCTCCAAGAGCGAGAAAACCAAAGTCATCAGACCAACAAGTATCTAGGCTAAAGTATTGCCAAGAGGATATTGATTCCAAACTTGTTTCTATTAATCCAGTACTTATACCAGGTAGTAAAAAACTATTCGTGTATAATACTAAACAGCGTAAGCTAACTGAATACTGTGTGGATTCTACTACAGGACTACAAGTATCAGGTACAACGATTAAAGGATTTGATGACTCAAGTCGAACAGCGACTTTGAGAAAACCAGATGAAGTGTTACCACTTATACTTTCTAAAACTGAAAAGCAGATAGAAAAAGTATGGGATGGGATCACAACAAAAATAAATAAACCAACAGGCAGAATTAATGCTGACTGTATATTAGTGAGGGTATTTTAATGTTAACAGTAGGAAATAAATTTCCAAATTTTACACTCCAAGGAGTGGACGATTGTAATGATTTTGTAAAAGTACAATTAGAAAAAGATAATTGGAATGTAGTTTATTTTTATCCTAAAGATTTTACCTTTATATGTCCAACAGAGATTGCTGGTATGGACATATTAGTAAAAGAGGCAAATGTAATTGGTATTAGTGGAGATAATGAATTTTGTAAACTAGCCTGGAAAAAAGACAACGATTTAATCGGCGGAATAAAACATTCATTGGCCGCTGATTGCGGACTTGGATTATCACATGAGTTAGGTATAGTAAATGGTAATGAAAAAGTTTGTTATAGAGCAACATTTATTATTGATCCAAGTGGGATAATTCAACATGTATCTGTAAATGGTCTTGATACCGGCAGAAACGCAAAAGAGGTATTAAGAACACTTAAGGCAATTAAAGCTGGGGGATTAACCGGTTGTGCTTGGGACGAGGGAGATGAGTTCGTTGGTTGATTCAGAAGTTAAAGAAAAAATAATGACTAAGAAAAGATTCTCTACAGCCGTAGAGAATTTGGTAGCTACAGGAAATATGTCTTACATAGATGCTGCGGCTCACATAGTCGAAAAGAGAGGTTTGGATTACAAAAGTATGAAAAGATTATTAACTGATTCTCTTAAAGCTAAGATAGAGGCGGAAGCAACTAACTTAAACCTTTTAAGAGTAAAGAAAGGTAATAAACTTCCAATATGAGTGATCCCTTTGAATCTTATAAATTATATAACGCATTAAAGTTACACTTTGAAACAGATAACTACGATGCTGTAAAGTATAATTTTAAAACTTCAGTAAAACCTCAATCATTCTTTAAAAGAAAAGATAAATACTTTTTTGCAAAGATAGCTAATACATACGATAACTTAATTGATTTCTATGTAGCTAACTTTAAAAATGATGTTAAATATGTCGGTGATATGCTTAATGAAGGTGGTGAACGATATTATCGTGAGCACAAAAAAGTACACGAAAGTTTATCATATACTTTTGAGAATGATATAAATAAATTATCAGAGGAAAATAATTTTGATTCTCTTTTAGAAGCGAATGATAATGAACATCCTTTGGTAATACAGTTATGGATGCAAGATGAAATACAATTGGAAACAGTCGTAATCATCGATTCCATAACTGGGTTTATGGATAGAGAATCCAAGAAGATATCAGAAACGATTATCTGGCCTGACATCTATCGAAAGATTACTAAATATAAACCATTTGTAAAGTTCAATAAAGACAAATGTATATCTGTCTTAAAAAAGGCCTTTACAAACACATGAAAATGTGGTATAATATAAATTGTTTTGTTATGTATAAAGTGGATAATTCAGTAAATATAGGAGAAATAAAATGTCTTTAGACAATCTTAAGAGCATGCGAGGCTCATCAATCGATAAACTCGTAAAAGCGGCGGAAGCTGTGTCCACAACTAAAACAGAATCTAATTCTTACGAGGATAATAGATTTTGGAAACCTACCAGGGATAAAGCAGGGAATGGATTCGCAGTGATTCGATTCTTACCAGCAAAAGAAGGTGAAGATCTTCCATGGGTAAGATATTGGGATCACGGGTTCAAAGGACCTACTGGTCTATGGTATATAGAAAACTCATTAACGTCCATTGGACAACAGGACCCTGTTTCAGAAATGAACTCTGTCTTGTGGAATACTGGTAGAGATGAGGATAAAGCAATCGCTAGGGAAAGAAAAAGAAGATTACACTATGTGTCAAATGTTCTTGTTATATCTGACCCAAGTAATCCAGAGAATGAAGGAAAAGTATTCCTTTATAAATTTGGTAAAAAAATATTTGATAAAATCATGGATGTTATGCAACCACAATTTGCCGATGAACAACCAGTAAATCCATACGATTTCTGGGAAGGTGCTGATTTTAAAATTAAAATTAGAAAAGTTGAAGGTTGGGTAAACTATGATAAGTCAGAGTTTGCAAGTGTTTCAGAACTACATGGTGGTGACGAAACTAGACTTGAAGAAACGTATGCACAATTACATTCACTAACAGAGTTTACAAACCCTGAGAATTATAAGTCATACGATGAGTTAAAACTCAAACTCAATAGAGTATTAGGTGTAGAGGTAGATGCTCCGATAGCTGAAGCTCCAGTAATGGATTCAGTAGAAGCGACAGCACAACCTTTTGCTGATGCTCCTTCTCCAGCTCCAACAGAGGATGCTATGCCATTTGGTGAACCAGATAATGGTAAAGAAGAAGATGATACACTTAGTTATTTTGCTAAGTTAGCTCAAGAGTAGTCCGAAAGGGCCAGGCCAGGGTAGCTGCAGCTCTCGTGGTCGAAATGTGGGGACCTTCGGGTCCCCTTTTTTTAATCTGCTGTACTGAGGTGACCAGTCGTTTCATTTATTGAACGACTGCCATTGTTGACTATAACAGTATTATTCGATGTACTGTTAGATGTTGGACCTACTGCATTGATGTTAGCAGGAAGTTGTTGTTGTGGCATTTTTAATAAAGCATTTTCTACTGACATATTATTAATCATCATGCCTTCTAATCTATTTAATCTTTCTATATTGGACGGAGATGGACCTTCCATTGCTGTTCTCATATTATTCATAGATGCTGTAAATGCATCCATCTGAGGTACTAATTCAGATAAACCTGGATCAATTTTTTTATCATTAAAGATACCTGGTATTTCTACCTTACCACCTGTCATGATAGCTTCAATTGCTTTTGCAGAATCAGCAGCTTCTTTAATAAAAGCATCTGCATCAAACCTAACGTTAATATTAGAGAATCTAGCTAGAGCATCTGCAAAATCTGCAAACGCATCAGCACCAGCTTGTACTTCATCAGCATTTTGCCCTAAGTGTATTGCTTGGTCTATTGGATTTTTTGAACCAGTAAAAAATGATACAACACCAGATGCCAAATCTGCTAAAGCACCTAATCCTTTTCCACTAGCAAAGAGTGCCAAGCCTCCTCCTAATTTAGCTAAAGCAAGAGCAGCTTTATTACTTCTTTCTACATCAGCTCCTTGACCAATAGTTAATAGTGTATCCACTTCATCTTTTAAATCTTCTGCAAAGTTTGTAGAACCATTTGCTCCAGTTGTTAGTGTTAAGAAATCTGCAACACCAGCTGCGCCTTTCCCAATTGCAAACATACCAAGACCTAGGGATAAACCACCCATAGTATTTTGGAAAGCTTCTACATTATTACTGTTTGCACCAGGTAAAGAAGGTATTTCTAATAGAGCTCTTACTTCATCTCTAATGTCTGCACCAAAATTACTACCTTGGAACATTGTAGTTGCAGTTGCAGCATCAGCAATTCCAGAAACACCTTTACCTATGGAGAATGCTAATAAACCTAGCATCAATCCACCCATTACCCCGATGAATGATCCTACTCCGCCTTCTCCTAATTTCGCATTAGGTAAGTCAGGAATTTCTAGTAGTGTTTTAACTTCTTTTTTAATATCTTCTGCAAAGTTATCACCTGCAGTAAACATTGTAACAGCTTCGGCAACTCCTGATGCGGCTTTACCAATTGCAAATGCAGCTAGACCTAATCCTAATCCTGACATAGATAAGAAGAATGCTCCAGATTCTCCTAATGCAGATACAGTACTTCCTGATACATTTGTACCTATTGATAGTAAATCTGTAACATTTTCTTGTATCTTGTCTACCCAACCATCTCTTTGGAAATAAGATTGTGCAGCGTATGCCGCACCACCTGCAGAAAATACTGCAAGACCTATACCTATACCACCAAGAGCTATTGCTAATGCACCGCCTTCAAGTAATATATTACCACCATTTGTTTCTTCTTCAATCCTTGTGTTTATTCCGATTAGTTTAGAAACTTGGTTAGATATTTTATCAACGTCCATGTTAGTAAAGGTATCTATTAATTTAGGTGCTGTTGCAAAGATTGCACCTATACCTATACCAATACCAGCTGCAGCAAACCCTGCACCTTTTAATATACCGCCAAGCTTACTGCCAATACCATCGCCTTGTTCAGCTGCATTAGCTTCTGCAGTTTCTTTAGGAATTTGTTTTAATTCATCTCTGATTTCTTGGAATATTGTTTTACTTTCTCTTTCATCTTCAGTATCTTGAAGCTTTTGAGAATCAATCATATCTTGGAAATTCTCAAAACCATAAACAGACCTAGCTTGAAAGTCATTCATAACTTTCTGCATATTTTTCATTTCAAGTAAGTGTCTACGGGTATTCCTACCGTCCTTTTCAATTTCTCCAGTCGACTTATTATTCGCCTGCATCAACTCTACAAGTTCAGTAATACCTTCCTTCTTTAGTGGTTTATTTTGCTTATCTTGTCCGTTTACTTTATCTTCTTCCATTTTTTATTTACCGAATGCTTTTCCTGCCTCTGATATACCAAATGCACCAAGTGTTACCACAACAAATGATGTATATATTGTATCAGAAATTGCTAGTTCTTGTCCCATGAATGCTGTAACTAAGTCACATACACCAAATATGGTCATTAAGAAAAATGATATAAATCCAATGATTGCTTTTTCATTGAGTATATTATCATCTAAGAATAAATCCATAAACTTATGTTTAGGTGGTGCAAGTTGGTCTCTCGCTCTCTTAGCTTCTTCTTGCATCTCTTTGATTTTATCTTCTTGTTCATCAAGTTTCTCAATCATAGCCATATACTTGTCTAAATCTATTTCGACTTCATTTCTGCTATTATCTGTTTCAGCCATTATCTTCTCCTTATTTTTTGTTGATTAATCTTATCGTTTTCTTCCTTAATATGTTCTTGTAATAACGTTAGATAGATTTCCCTCTCCCACGGCATCATATTATCTAATTCTGTTAAACTATACTTATGATGCTGTAACAGTGCAAAGTTAGTTGAATAGTAATTCGTCAAACTCTCGTGTGAGAGGCCTATGTAAAAAAACTATTCAATCCTCGCAATTCTATCGTATTATCTCTCCCACATTTTATACATTTATAATTACCCTTATGATAAACAGCTGGAGCATTTTCTAAAAACTTTTGAAGTTTAGTGAATTGTTCTGAGTTTAAACTTTCTATAAAAGATTTAATCTCTTCAGAACTTTCCTTCTTAACATCATATACGTTATCGTTATCGAAAATACTCTCAATACAACTAATAATTACTTCCATAATAACATCTACATTATTCAAGTTTTCTGGATTTAAAGACTTAATTGTATTAAGTGATGGGAATTGCATTTGAACTCCAACACCATTCTTTTTATCTAACATAATTGTTCTGCTTATATCTTTGTTTGTTATTTCAATATTGTCAATGTTAATACTATACTCTGTTTTTCCATCACATTCTGCATCATTACAATTTAGTTTGAGTTTCATATTCTCCCCAACGGATTTTCCTCTCAATTGTAAAAACAGATATTCAACATCAAATACAGTAAGCTTATCCATATCTTCATCATTAAAACCATAACAGCCCATGATAATATTTCTTACTGCTTCTGCTATCTGACCGGCATCATTAGATTCTAAAGCAATCAATAATACCTTTTCTTCTCTGACCAAAAATGGTCTCATGTTAATTTCTTTTCCACTACTAGGTAACTTTACCTTATATTGTGGAACATTCAATTTTGGCAATGCCATAATATATTTCTCCTATTTAATTATCAAATACTTCAAGTACTGACCCTACACCTGCAAGTGTACTACTTACAGGACCTTGTGGTTCATATCTGTCATAACTAAATGTTACAGACATTTCACCATAAGCATTTTCCGCACCTGCGTCAAATTCAATTCCAGTGACGGTGGTTGGAAAAGCTTCAAAAAGCTTTACACCGTACACTACTTTATTTTTTGAGTTTAGTTGTTGTATTATTATATCACAACTATAATCATCTTTATAACCAACGGTATGACTTTCTAAATCAACTACCTGGCCAAGCCAGTTGTCAAATAACTTTTTAATATAATAGTCATTCGTTAATATAAACTTTAATGTTACTTCTTCGTGAATATATGTATTCGCGATTTTTGTTGTTTGTTTTTGTGCTTGGAAATCTAGAGTTTGTATTTGAGTACCAGGTAATGCTGCACCACTGCATAAAAACGATACTGCTCTAGGATCATTTATTAAATTCTTAGCATCAAAATTCCCTGTGCTACCGCCGAATAAAGAACCTATAATTGCTTCAGGATCTATGTTAAATAATGATCCTTTTGGTGGGGTAAATAATACTCTAAACTTATTAGTTCTTGCGACTCCACCTTTTTGACTGATTATACTTTTAAAATCTTCTATACTTGCCATTGATTATCCTTTTGATATTTTTAAACTCTCTGTCCAAATTGCTGACTTATTCTTTTTAACAAACTGTTCTACTGGTAAAAATATTGCTATTTCCCAATCAGTCATTGGTACTCTAACAAATTTAGACTTAACATGACTACTTAAATAATTTTTAAAACATGGTTTGAATTCTTTATACTTTCTTGCACCAGCAATCAAACTATATCGTAAACTTCGTATTCTTGTTGTATCACCTACTTTACCGGGTGCCAGAGCCATCAATTCATCTAAGAATAGAGCTCTAGTATTATATGGTAGATAATGAAGATTCAATCCTGAGAATCCTTTCTTAGTTCCATCCATAAAAATTGTTAGAGGGAATCTATCGTAATATGGTAAATCCTTTTTATGTTTAGGATCATACATATACATATACATACTTCCTACCATTGTTTTTGAGGTTTGTTCCAAAGCAGGGTCAGTCAATAGTTTTTTACGACTTGGCATAGGTAATTCATCTATCTTGTCGCGGAACCATTTCTGAGATTCTTTAGTACGTGCTGTCACTCCTGCTCTAAAAGCATTTGCCTGTAATGTGTCGAATAAGCTAGCCATATAGTATATTTATACTATTTAGATAGTACTTTTATGCCTAGATTCTTTAAAGTTTCTTCTGTCCACACTTGAAATTGCCAACCATTATGTTCAGCAAATTCAGCAGCAGCTTTCCACTTGTCTTGATTCTTGACGAATGTAAGTGATTCTTTGATATATTTTTTAGACCTTCTTGTTTTCTTTTTAGGTGGGACTGTTTCTTTCTTAGGTTTGATTTCTACAAGATATATTTTTTTGTTATCCATTTCAATCAATAAGTCTACATAATACCTATGTAATCTTTGGTCTATACTATACTTATATGGTATAACAACTTCTTCAGAATTCCATAGCTTTACTTTTGGATTATTTTCGCACCATCTAAAAGCATTACGTTCCCAAAGCGACCTGTATACCACTTTTGTAGGATCACCAGCATATTTTTCTGGCTTTTTTATTGTGTATTTCCCTTTGTAACTCATATAAATAATCTATATTAAACAATAATATATAAGTATTTATAAAGGAAAAAACATGCCAAACGGAAATGAAACACTCAAATATCCTCTGAATATAGGTGAAAATGGAATGTATCCATTTATGCATATCAAGATTAACGAAAGGTATCTCAAACCTGACGAGGGATTTGTTACTGATATCTATACATATATACCAATAGGAATATTTCAGAATGATGGAATGTCTTATGGTAATCTCGAAAGAGGACTTATCGGTGCTGGTATAGATGCATTAAGTAACGGAGCATTCAGTGTTACTGCTGAAGATTTATTAGCAGCATCAGGTCAATTTACAAGTTCATTAACAAATTTTACAGGTGTTGATTTGACTGGAGGGTATAACGCAGGAGTTGCAAAAGCTGGAGTCGCAATGAATCCATCTGCTGTAACAACATTTGAATCAGCTGAAGTACGAACATTCGATATTAATCTCAAATTTATTACAAACAGTGCAAAAGAATCACAAGTAGTAGGAAAAATTATTAATCGAATTAGAGAGTTTATGTATCCTGAAAAGATTGGTTCCTTTGCATTACAATATCCAGCGACATTTGAAATAAAATTTTATGCAGGGACTAGCGCAGATCCAGAGAATGCAAAAGAAACTATCATCAAAGAAACACCATATATGCCAGTATTTATGCCAGCATATTGCACTGGATTACAAACAACATATAACGCATCACACAGTTCATTTCACCCTGATGGTGCTCCAGTAGAGGTTGATTGTCAGTTATCTTTTAGAGAAACACATCAGTTAACA